CGCAGGAGTAGGTGAACCAGACTTGCCTAGACTTTCCAGAGATGAAGCAGCAGAAACACATTATAGTCTTATTACAAAAAGAGCAGAGAGAGTTACAGAAGTAAGAACAGCCAGAGCTCCTGATATGACAGGACAGTCAGATAAAAAAGAAGGGAAAGACTACGACGGAGAAAAATAGGACGAGCCATATGCAAGAGCTAAAGGCCCATACGATACATTTAAGTTAGAAGAGTTTACACCAAAGTATTGGGACGCAAAAGCAGATTTAAAAAGTGGAGGAACAGGTGTTCCCACAGAGTTAGGTACATATACATCTATGTATCCTTTTAATCAAGTTAGAGAAACAGAAAGTGGCTTTGTAACTGAAACAGATAACACAGCAGGCAATGAAAGATATTCTTGGTATCATCCTATAGGCAACTATGAGGAAATACAAGCAGACGGAACAAGAGTAAATAGAATTAAAGGTTCCGATTATGAAATTATTGAACAAGATAAAAATGTTGTTATAAGAGGTTCATGTAATGTTACGATTGTAGGTGATGCTAAAGTTCTTGTCCAGGGAGACAAGTATGAAGAAATAGAAGGCGATTATTTCTTAACAGTACATGGCGATAGACATACAGCTATTACAGGTAGTGATACTAGAAAAGTTAGTACTGATGTTAATGATTTAATTGGTGGCGAGAGAGCAGCTCGTGTAACTTTAAATGACGCACAAACAATTATAAAGAATCAAAATATAACTGTAACAGGTTCTTTAACAGAATCTGTATCCAAATCAGTTACAGAAACATACGCTGCTTCACATAACACTACGGTATCTAAAAATAGAGTTCAACAAGTAGGTGGTGTTTTAAGAAACGCATCTGGTAGTAATATGTTAATGTTAACAGGTGGTGAAGGACACTTTAAATCTGAATCTAAAATGGAAATTGAAACAAAAGATACACAATTATTAAAATCTGAGAACCAACAAACATTAACAGCAAGCAATACAGATATTACACAAGATGTAGATGTAACAGGAACAAGCACAGCATCAGTAGATCATTTATCTAATGGTAAATCAGGCTTTGGACATACACATACAATAAGCGGTGGTAGTTCGGCAGGAACAACCACAGCCCCAGACTAATAGGAGGACAAAATGAGTTGCGGACCAAGTGAAGCAATGAAGGCAGCAGCAGACCAAGTGGATGCTTTAAATGCCAAAATAGACGCAGCAATAATGGACATACCTGGTATGGACGAACTTGCTAATTTAAAAGAGAATGCTGAGAGTGCAGCACAAGGCTTAATGGATAAATTAAGCGATGCTATACCTACCATTAATTTCCCAGAAATACCAGCAGCTGCTAAAAGCCTACAAGATGAAATGAAAGAAGTAGCAGGACTTATTGCATTAGGTGTTTTAGCATTACCACAATTAAAAAGCCAGTTGGATTATATGAAAGATAAATACGCTGGTGTAGATGAAGTTGATATAGACAACTTAGCAGGACTACTTAGATCGGGAGCTATGGATTTAGATAGTATATGTAAGTTAGTTCCTAATGTGCAAACACAAGGAATCAATGCTAAAGTATTGGGTATACCTACATCTATTCCAGACATTGATCCTGTAGCTCTTATTAGAGGAGGCAAATTGCCTGAACTTCCTAAAGTAGGTAAAATATATGTAGAAGTCGATAAAGTATCTAAAAAACAAGGCGCTGATTTCTTTGATATAGAGCTACCAAACTTTGACTTTTAAGTATAAATACTAATATGGCTATCATCAGACAGAACAAGGCTAGAATCTACAAAGACTTTGATTTAAGTTTTACTAAGAATGCAATCACTGGAGACTTAAACAAAAAAATAGATTCTAAGGCTGTTAAACAGTCAATGTACACATTGGTTCAAACACAGATGAATGAAAGACCGTTTCATCCTGAACTTGGATCTGATATAATGATGATGTTATTTGAACCTATGACACCCTTCACAGCTGGTAGCATAGAAAAAAGATTAGAAACTTTATTTACAAACTATGAAAAAAGAGTTAAAATAGATCAAGTATTGGTTGAACCGTTATATGATAGAAACGAATATAAAGTAAAAATATATTTTGAGGTAATAGGACTTAATGAACCTCAAGAACTAGAATTAAATTTGGAGAGGCTTAGATAGATGGCGCAATTAAATGTATCAGAATTAGACTTTGATGATATCAAAGCAAACTTAAAAACATTCCTACAATCTCAATCAGAGTTTGAAGACTATAACTTTGAGGGCTCTGCTCTCTCAGTTCTTATTGATATGTTGTCTTACAATACCCATTACAATGGAATGATAGGCCACATGTTAGCTAATGAAAACTTTATTGATACAGCTATTAAAAGAGAATCAGTAGTTTCAATTGCTAAAGGATTAGGATATACACCTAGATCTCATTTAGGTTCAACTGCAACAGTTTCAATAACTGTAACACCTCCATCAACATTTTCAAGTACAACACTCGTATTATCTAGAGGAACAGCATTATCATCTGCAAAAGATGGCAAAACATATTCATTCTATCCAATAGAGGATGTAACAACATCAGCTGTAGTTAATAATGGTGTAACACAATTTGTATTTAATAATGTATTAGTAAAAGAAGGTAGAAGAGTATCAAACGAATTTACAGTACCAGCAGCTAATATCTCAGGCCCATACACTATTCCTAATAATAAAGTTGATACAACAACAATAAGAGCGCAAGTACAAGAGTCACTTTCAGATTTATCAGTTAGCACTTGGCCAGTATCATCTACAATGTTAGATGTAAAAGCAGACACAAAAACATTTTGGATAGAAGAAGGAATAGATGGTTTATTCCAATTAAGATTTGGAGATGGAGTAATAGGCAAAAAATTAGATACAGGTAATTTATTAATTGTAGATTATATTGCATCATCAGGAGCGGCTCCTAATGGGTGTAAAACTTTTGCATGTTCATCTACAATATCAGCAGCAACAGAAACAGTAAGTATTACAACATCAAGTCCTGCATCAGGAGGAGCAATACAAGAATCAATAGATGAGATTAGATTTAATGCACCCCGTTTTAACTCTACAAGAGATAGAGCAGTTACAGAACAAGATTATAAGACTCTAATATTAGCAAGTAATTCTAACATACAATCTGTTTCCGTTTGGGGAGGAGAGAAAAACGATCCACCTATGTATGGTAGAGTGTTTATTTCATTGAACCCAGTATCGGGACAAATTATAACTGAACAAGATAAAGATAATATTAAGAACGGAATTATTGATCCTAAAACACCAGTAGCTATCATGCCTGTGTTTGTAGATCCAGAGTACACATATCTTTCATTAAATATTGGTGTTACATATGATCCTAAACAAACAATACTTTCTAAAGGACAAATAGAAAACGCAGCTAAATCAGCAGTTAATGAATATTTTAATACTAAGTTAAATAAATTAAATAAAAGTTTTTATTATTCTAGAATACATAATTTAATTAACGACTCAACAGATTCTATTATATCTACAAACATACAAATAGGTTTACAAAAAAGAGTTAAACCTATATTAAATTCAGAATTTAATTATACAGTTAAATTTAATCAGAAACTACAACCTCAGGAAGTTACGAGTACATATTTTAATATTAATGTATCAGATTCTATATTTAAAGTATCATTACAAGATGTACCTGATGCAACAGTAGAGGCACCATTTTATAGTGGAACAGGTGTTATCAATGCAATAACAACAGATGGTGGCGTAGTAGCTTCAATAGGAACAATAGATTACGATGCAGGAACAATTAATATTCCTTCAACAATTATAACTAGTTTATACAGTACAGAAGCAGATTTAAGAATTAACGCAGGGCTACATAAATCAGTTAAAGATATTACAACACAAGCTTTGGTAAGAACCTCAGAAGAAGCAACAAATGCAGTAGTAGCTAAACCTTCAAGGAATACTGTATTAACATTAAATGATAGTATTATTGACGCTACAATAAATACATTAGCAGGACTAACAATTACAGCAACGACAGAAGTAGAAGAAGTATAAATGGCAAATTACATTCCATCATTTTATAGATATGTATCGTCTATAACAATCGGATCTGGAGGAGCAGGTTACAACAATGTGCCAACTCTACAGATTACCGGTGGCGGTGGAACAGGAGCTACAGCTGTAGCAACTGTATTCAGTGGTTCTATAACAGCTGTTACAGTTACAAATCCTGGGACAGGCTATACAGCAGATCCTACACTTACTATTATACCTAATGGTTCAGATACAATAACCACCGATGCAGTTTTGTCTATAGTTTTAGACTCTGCTCAAAGTGTGTCTACAATAGAAACAACTAATCAGGCATTCTTAGTTAAAGAACAAATACCCGAATTTATAAAAACACAGCATCCAATGTTTGTAACTTTCTTAGAAAAGTATTACACATTCATGGATCAACAATACGGCAATGTCGTAAATTATTCATCAGATATAGATCAATCCTCTGAAGCATTTCTAGATAAATGGCGAGGAGCTTTAGTATCTGATTTTCCTAAGTCTACAAGTTTAGATAGAACTTTTTTCTACAAACATGCTAAAGATTTTTATGAGTCCAAAGGTAGTAGAAGATCTATAGAGGCTTGGTTTAGAATACTATATGATGAAAATGTAGATATATCTTATCCTTATCAATATGTACTAAAACCTTCTGATGGAATTTATACTGTTGAAAGAGCGATTAAAATTCAAGAAGCAGAACACGGTGGAGGTAGTTTAGAGCCGTTAACACTTGAAGGTAAAAAAGTAGATATAAGATATAAGGAAACTACTGGTACAGTTACAATTACAAAAACAACAAATGCCAGTGTAAAAAGAGTAGAAAAGAATACTTATCAAACAAACGGATTAACCTTACAACGATACGAGTTGATCCTAGCATTTGATGATGCCGGAGTAACAACTATCAATGGTCCTGGAGCAGGACTAGTAGCCACAGCTACACTTACTAGTGGAGCAGTTTCAGCTATTACAGTTACCAACGGAGGAACAGGTTATAACGCAGCCCCACCAATTACAATTTTATCTGGAGGAGGCTCAGGAGCTACAGCACACGCATTAGTAGCTAATGGAGTCATTACAGGAATTGTTGTTGACTCAGGAGGCTCAGGGTATACCTCAGTTCCAACAGTAGAAGAAGACAATGCAACAATTAAATCATATGTTGTAGACGACGGAGCTGCTAACACCGAAGATGATATTTACGGATATATTGTTAGAGTATTGACAGGAGTAACTTTTAAAAGTTATTCGGGTTCAGAAGCAGACGCAGGATTTAAGATAGGACAAATTTACGCTATTAATGAGCAGGGAGATGACGGTAAGGCTTACGCTATTTCAGGTTACTTTGCAGATGACTACACATTTATTGGTGGTTCTAATGATGCGTTTATTAGAATAACAGCTGTTACAACTGCAGGTTTACCTGAGGCATTTACAGTTATTAATCCAGGTTCTACATTCCTCAAAGACACAGCAGATATTAATATTGTTTCACCCAAAGGTGAGATAGCAACAATAACATTAACAACAGGTTACCTTTTTGAATATGAAGGTAAATATAAAAACGATCAAGGTAAATTGTCTGATGTTAATGTACTACAAGATAACAAAAGATACCAACCATATTCATATGTAATTAAATCGGGTATTGCACAAACAACCTGGGATAGACCAATAAGAGATGCGGTTCACCCTTCAGGTATGGAAGTGTTTGGAGATTTAATAATTAAAAGTGAAGTCGTATTTAATACGCAGTTTAGTGTACAAACAACAGGCACAATATACTACATATTTAAATCTACAGACGAAGCTATTACATCAGAACAAATGGCATTTTCTACAACAAGGGTATCAACAGATACTGCAACCTTGTCCGAATCTATTGCTAAACACTTTGCGCCGGCAGGTAAAACGGAAAGTGTATCAGCAGCAGACCAAGGTTCTTCACCTTATTGTAATACAGGTTATTGGAATGATGACACAGACGGAAATACTGCAGACAACTATAACATTGGTGAAGAGGCAAGGTATATTAACTTTGGTAAAAACTCTTTAGACTCTGTTACTACATCTGATAGTATCGATACAGGCGTACAATTTATTAGAACATTCGCTGAAGGACCAACAGTTAGCGACAACTTGAGCATAGGCACTATTTGGGATTACTCATCTAATGCTACGATATCAGACTCAGTAGTACTAACTTACCTTAGAAATGTTACTGAAACAATATCAGTAAGCGAATCTAATATATTGACATTTAATAAACCAGTTTCTGAATCTTTAACAGGATCGG